TGATCTCTGACACCAACGCCTGACCAGGACCATGAAGACACAAGTCATCGTCCAGCCTGGCCGCTGCGTGCGGCATGAAGGCAAACGACGCACCGAGGGCGCGGTGCTGATGGTGGGCCAGGCTGACCTCGAAGCCTGGAAGGCGTCGGGCGATGTGCGTGAAGCCGTGTTTATTGGCACCGACCCGGCTGACCGCATTGCGGCCACCAGCCAAGGGGATGCCGCCCTGCCCGTGTTCACTGAGGAGACAGGCGTGCAGGCTATCGACAACCTTGTTGCGATGGTCGGGGCAGTCGTTCAGTCGCAGGCCGAAACGGGCAAGCAGCAGATCGACAGCCAGCCGGATTTGCCCAATGGGTCGTCTGGCAGCAAGACCGACGCGACCGGCGCGCCTGGTGATGCACCTGGTGGTGCATCTGGTGATGCACCTGGTGGTGCATCTGGTGACGCACCTGGTGGTGCATCTGGTGACGCACCTGGTGGTGCATCTGGTGACGCACCTGGTGGTGCATCTGGTGGTGCATCTGGTGACGCACCTGGTGGTGCTGCCACAACCACTGGCAAGGCTGACGCTGTGGCGGACAAGGGCGCAAAGACCGAGACCGCAAGCACGGGCAAAGGCAAGGCAACCGGTAGCGGCAAGACCCGCGCCTGATCGCCAAGCCGACTCTTTCAATTCACGTTCAAGGAATCCATATGTTGCCTGAAATCATCTCGCTGCTTGGCTCCATCAAAGCCACCGCAGCCATCACCAAGCACCGTTTCGTCACGCGCAGCGGCGCCCAGGCCGGTAACGGCGTGGCCGTCGCGGGCGTGGCTGATGACAACGTTGCGATCGGCGAGCAGATCCCCGTGAAGGCCCGTGGCTGGATCTTGGTCGATGCCGGTGCAGCAGTGGCCATCGATGCCGAAGTGCAGTCGGATGCTCAGGGTCGCGCCATCACGCTGGCGGGCGGCATCGCTGCCGGTCGCGCGATGGACGTGGCGACACAGGCCGGGCAAAAGATCCGCGTCGATCGCTGATCCGGGGCTGGCCATGTACCTGACCGCTGCCGAGTTCGTCGAGCGATACACAGAACGGGAAGCCGTTTTGTTGTCCGCTGAGAGCACCCAGAACACCGTCAACACGGCGCGCCTGGAGCGCGGTCTCTCCGACGCCTCGGCTCAGGTCGATGCCTACCTGGCACGGCGTTTCGCTTTGCCCCTGCGCGATGCCACCAGCCTGGTCGAGGTCGTGCCCGACATGATCAAGCGCCTGACTGGTGACATTGCCCGCTACCTGATGACGGGCACGCACGTGCGCGAGACGGATGCAATCCGCAACCGCTACAAAGATGCGATCGACCAGTTGGACCGCATCGCCACGGGCAAGGTGACGATGGGCGTGGAGCTGGTGATGGCAAGCTCGCCCTCTGCACCTGTGGGTGGCGCCAGCGCAGTGCGTTCCGGTGGCCGCATGTTCGGCGATGACGCGCTGGGTGGCTACTGATGAACGTCTCGCCCGTCAAGCTGATTGAAGAGGCCATGGTCGCCGCGCTGAAAGCCGCGCTGCCTGACATCCTGGTCGAGTCGTATGCCGGGCAACTGGACGATGAGCACTCTGAATGGATGCGGCGCTTGCCCTGCTTGTGGGTGACGTTCGAACGCACGACCAACGTCAAGCGCGTTGGTCGTCTGCGTTACCGCAGCACGGGCCGCTTTCAGGTGATGGGCGCTCAGCGCGCCCTGGGCCCAGAGCCCACGACGCGGCTGGGCGGCTTTGGTCAGGTCGGTGTGTACGAGCTGATCGACCTGCATGCCAAGCGCGTGCTTGCTGATCAGAAGCTCGGACTGGAGATCGAGCCATTTGTGCCGCGTGGCACGGCCATGGTCATGCAGGGCTACTTCTCGAATGAAGCCGCTGCCGTCATGTCGTCGGCATGGGAGACGACATACCTGGATGTTGTCGATGAAGCCGAAGCAACCCCACCAGGTGAGCTGAAGACCATCGGCCTGAACTACGCCTTGAAACCGGGCGACAACCAGCCAGATGCAGTTGATGTTGTCACCCTCAAACCCAACACTGAGATAAGCATATGAAAGTCAAAGCCGCTGAGGGATTGCAGGTCCCCAAGGAATCCGATCCACGCACGTACTACGGGACGGAGCCGGAGGACGCCGAGGCCACTCCCTACGTCATTCGCCGACTCGCTGCTGGTGAGCTGGTCGACGTGGATGCCGAGGCTGCGGCCAAGGCCACCAAGCCCAAGGTTTCCAAGCCATGAGGCGGGGGCTGTCATCACTGCTGGCATCTGCGGTGCTGGGCTTGGCAGCCAGCGGCCTGGCTGTTGGTTCTGTGGCCGTTGTTGAGGCGAAGCCAGGGCACAGCACACCGCGCGGGCCTGGCCCAAAAAAGCCCCCCCGCAAGCAAACCCAGTTGCGTCAGCAAGCCGCCGAGGCCAAGCGCCTGCAGCGCCAGACGCGCAACCTCTCTCACCAGTCGCGCGGCGCCTATGGCGCACGGCGCACCTGACCGACCGTCACGCAACTCCAGGAGCCGCCAATGGCCAGCCCCAACATCAGCTTCGACACGATCCCCAGCAGCATCCGCAAGCCTGGTGCCTATATTGAGTTCAACATCAAGCTGGCCGTACGGACGCTACCCAGCAACAAGAGCCGCCTGCTCATGATCGGCCAGCGCTTGGCCACGGGCCTGGCGACAGTGGGCTTGCCGTTCAAGGTGTTCAGCGACGACGATGCCGCCCACTACTTTGGTCGTGGCTCGATGTTGCACCTCATGATCAAGGCAGCGATCACCGCCAACCGCTATGTCGAGATTGAGGCCGTGGGCTTTGATGATGCCGCGGGCAGTGCTGCCGCGACAGGTACGGTGACGTTCACTGGGGCGGCCACTGACGCTGGTGTAGCGACGATCAAGGTGGCTGGTCGCCAAGTGCAAGTTGCCGTGCAGTCTGGCCAGACCGCTGCCAACGTGGCTGCAGCCATTCTGCCGTTGCTCACTGCCCAGGTTGCATGGCCGGTCGAGTCGAGCGTTGCCGCTGGTGTTGTCACTCTGGCCGCACGCAACAAAGGCACAGTGGGCAATGGCGTGGCGTATGAGGCGTCGATCACCGCACCGGGCATGGGCGTGACGGTTGTGCAGCCATCTGGCGGCGCGGTCGATCCAGACATCACGGCAACGCTGGCCAGCGTCTTCAGCTCATCTGACGAGATCATTGTCACGCCTTACTCAGATCAAACGTCGCTGACTGTTCTTCGCACTCACCTCAACGACCGTAGCGGTGCGCTCGAGCAACGGGGCTGCGTGGGCATCTACGCAAGCCGGGGCACGCTGTCTGCGGCCACCACACTGGCGGGTCAGATCAACAGTGGCCGCACGGTCTGTGCGTTACTGCCTGGCACAACGACAAGTGCGTACGAACTGGCAGCGGCGTTCGCCGCCGTCGTCGCGTTTGAAGAAGACCCGGCGATGCCCCTCAACTCACTGGCGCTGATCGGTGTGCAGCCGCCCAACCTGGCCAGCCAACTGGGGCGCACCGAACAAGAGGTCTGCTTGGCCAACGGTGTGACGCCGCTGGAGGTCGGACCTGGACAGACGGTGCAGATCGTGCGCGCAGTCACCACGTACACATACAACACGCAGGGAGTCACAGACATCTCGCTGCTGAACCTGAACACGATTCGCACGCTGGACTATGTGCGCAAGGCGTGCCGGGACCGTATCGCGCTTCGGTTCCCTCGCGGCAAGCTGTCCAACCGCACACCAGCAAAGGTTCGTTCAGAGCTGCTTGACGTGCTCTACAAGCTGGAGGAGCTGGAGATCATCGAATCGGTTGACGAGCACAAGGACGGGCTGATTGTGGAGCGAGACAGCCAAGACCCAGATCGGCTCAACGCGCGCATCCCGTGCGACGTGGTCAACGGCCTGCACGTGTTTGCTGGCCGCATCGACCTGCTGCTCTGATCACTCAGGCCAACGGCCTTGAAAGGACATTGAAATGGCTTTGGAAGAATTTGAAGGTGCGATCGTCCTGGAAGTGGATGGCCGCGAGATTGACTGCACCAGCCTGTCCGTGCGGGCCAGCACGGGCCGTCGCCTGGTTCGCACGATGAACAAGACCGGCAATGCAGCAGGCTTCACCAAGGGTGTCAGCCAGTTCGATCTGACCGTCACCGCTGTTGTCCCCAAGGGCGGCAACGATGTGGACTGGGACAACATCGTCGGCGCCAAGATCACCCGCGAGCCGATCGGCGGTGGCCAGCGCCACTCATACCTTGACTGTTTCACCACCGAGGTGGCCCAGTCATTCGAGGTGGACGGCGAGGCCCGCAAGACCATCAACATGCACGCCCTGCGCGAAGTGAAGGAGTGAGGCATGGCTCAAACAACCAAGGCCATCCTGCCCATTGGTATCGAGGTGGACGGCGTGCTGCACCGCGAGTTCACATTGCGCGGCGCTACGGTGTTGGACAACATCGAGGTCACCGATGAGTTGATCGAGGCGGGTGAGACGCCCGACCAGCTGCGCATTTCCACAGCCATGATGGCCCGCCAACTGGTGGCCCTGGGCACCCTCACCAAAGACC